AAATTCGTACCACAGTTTGCCGATCTCAATGTCGCCGACTTTAAGGATTAATTGAATCCCTTTATCGTTTTTGAAGCCCTTAACAATACGGCATGATATTACGTTGTAAGCATCGTCAAACAGTTTAGTAAGTTCATGCATCTTATACCCGCCTTTCGGTATAATGCCTTAGAAATAAGAAAAGCCGTAACAGGCTGCAAGGCTATCAGCTTTTCGGGAGCGACCCTATTTACGGCTTTCATTTATTAAATTTCTTAGTATGCATATGCGAACTAAAAAAATTGACCTCAAACCCTTTTGTCCGTAGGCTTTGAAGTCATTTTGGCTTGCAGTTGCTTTATATATAGTAAATCTTTGTGGTGACGTTGAAGCGAAAATTTTTCCCTGAAATTTGCTGAGAATTTGCGAGGGGTAGTATACATACCCCCGCCCCAGGGGTCATTTTGGCCTGGGGGTACTACCCTCCCCCGTCTTAACAAGCAACAAGCCGCTTGTCAGATAAGCATACATTATAGCGCTACAACCAGCACCACAAGCCACATACAGCCACACACAACACGTTACATTAGACAAAATTATAGCTTTGTCTAATTATGAATCGGAAATTACCTTGAAATCCGCATCTGTAGCCGATTCCAGACGTTTTAATTCTTTCAGAACTTCCAGTCTTTTGGCCTCGAGATCGTCCAAGCTGTAGTTATTTTGCACAAGGGTTAAACTACTAACGTCCATTTTTGCGCTTTTGTACTCTGGATCGTTGTTTCTCAGGAACAGATCCGCAGCATTGACATCTGGCGGGATGTACTGCTCTTCCACCAGGTCCACTATTTCGCCGTCTTTTGTGGCTTTTTGCTTTAATAGTGTAACCTTTTCACCAGTAGCCTTTTGGAACATCTTATTCATTACCAGGCGGTTGCGTTCCGTGCGTGCGCGCGTATACACCTCAGTTAATTCAGTATATTTCTCTTTATATTGAATCCAAGTATAATGAGCAATTCCTAAATTCTCAGCAATACTATAATCCGTATAACCTTGTTTCAACCATTCATATATTTTGTCAAGGTAAGGTTTAACATGGCTTTCATACTTACATGGCCGGCCAACTTCTCTTTTTTTGCTTACCACTATGTCTGCCATTTCCACCACCTCGCTTATATGTAATAAAAAAAGAAGCCTTATTCAGACTTCTTCGCTGTTATTTGCAGTATCGTCACTGCTAACAATTATATTATATCATGCTTGATTTTACCCCAAAAGCCTTTAAAATGCCTTGTTTTTGCCTTCTTTTTGGTTCTCATTTCAAATAACTGGGCGCAAAATCTGATTTGTAACATTTGCACTAATACTGTTAAATTTTTTGTTACTATTTACTACTTGTAATCCTAAGCAGATTCGGTTATACTGTAAATGTCGGAAGGGCAAATAGCCCACGAACATAACGGGAGGATATTAGGAGGCGAAAATGAATAAAGAAGAAATTGTCAGAGAATTTCTCTCAAAAGCCGGCAAAAAAGGCGGATCTGTGAAGTCCGAACGCAAAGCCCAAGCATCAAGGGAAAATGGTAAAAAAGGTGGTAGGCCGAAGTCAAAACATAAGAATGGAGGATTCAAAATGAAAAAGGTATTAAAAAATGTTGAAATTGCTGACAAAGTTGTTAAGGAATTAGAAAAGAAAGGTTATGAAGTAAGTTATGAAAAAGTATTAGATTTGATTGACTTATCAAGAGGCCCGATTGCAGAAAAAAACGAAGAAGTGAACATTGCAGACTATGTCGAAGCGTTTGAGACTATCGAGCAAGAAAAAGAATTTAACAGATAATGCAGAGTGACGGGGCATTGCCCCGGTAATGCGGCGGCCCGGTCACAAGTCCGGGAGAAGGGAGGAAAGTAATGATAACACAGGCAACGTATAATTTAAGCGTTTCTTATTTAAAATCGCAACTTGATAAAATTCGGCAGTCCGAAAATTTAAACTACTTATGGGGTATCGCTCTTGAGCTTAATAGCAACAAAGTATTATCAAACGCAAAACTCCAAATTATTAGTAATCACTTATATAACCTAAAACAACGCAGGAATAGCAAAAGATTGGCGACTGTAAAAGAAATGCTTATCAGTTCAATCCAAACAATAGAATAACCCTGCTCACTCGCCAAAGTATCACAGGGTTATAACAGCACAAGGCCGTCAGTAAAATTATACTGCTGGCGGCCTCCTAAATCAAGAATGGAGGATATGAAAATGTCAGTAATGATTATTAACGATCGGATTTATAGCAAGGTTGCAAGCTCAATTAATTTTATGCTCGACAATAACAAAGTCCATTGTTACCCGTATAATTACAAAATTGCTCCGATTGATCGCCGGAAAATGGTTAATCATGAAATCGCACAGCTCAGGCAACAGAATTATATTTCTTACGATGAAAGATATAATGATGACAGTCAGATTGACGAAATGGTGTTTCATGACGAAATGCCGTTGCCACCAATTCAACTTTACAAGTATTTGCAAGCTATCCTATATAATATCGAAACTAATTACACAAGCCCATTTATAGACAAGTTTATGAAAGGATTAGCGAATAAAATAATAAACAATTTGCCTGAGTATCAATCAGCACAATGGGCATGATTGGAGAGTTTATAAAGCCCGGCGCTAAGCCGGGCATAATATTTTTTCCATCTTTTCTAATGCAGCTTTTTTCTTTTTTCGCAACGGTTCTCGACTAATGTAATTTCCGAATTCTTTTCTGTACTTGTCCGCAACCATGCGCCAAGTCAATTTCTCGAAATAGAATTGTTCGATTACAAATCTTTCTTCTGCCCCCAGTCCTATAAGATAGGCTTCCACTTCCTCGATCCTGAGTTTCAATTCCATTCGTTCCCGGGCCAGATCCCAGAGTTGATCCTTCAGTCTGTTCACTTTCTCCCGTTTGGCTTCTTCCTCCAAGACAATATTTTCAACAGGGCTGGATACTTTATTGGTCTTGCTTGGCGGGATTTTACTGTAACTATATGCTGATATGTACGATGGTTCTAAGACTTGGATCTCGGATTCTATTTGCTTCATGCTGCATTCGATCAGTTTGTACTTACTTAGATTGCTTTTGTATTCTCGTAACTTTTGTTCTATCATGTGTACCTCCTTTCACTCCTTTTCAGTGAATCCAGATATGTAACGCCTACGGCATAGGCAGACCAAATATCAGCTTTGAAACCATAAAACCAGCCTGGATTTTTCTTCGTTCCGACTTCGCCGAATCGGTCAATAAGTGCCTGCCTGATATTTGCGTCCTTTGCCCGGGAATCTTGGCAAATGTTGAGTTTTACGTCTTTGCGGTAGACTTTTGAGACTTCATATCGTTTTTGTTTGGCTCTTTCGATGAATCGCCCAATCCATAGACAGGTTTCAAAAACCTCTGCACCGACTGGCATACCGTATGATGCAACCATTTCGATGGCGACTTTCTGCACTCCGATGATGTCAGCGTTGTCTATTATAGGTATCAGTTCTTCGTTCTTCACTTTGCCGATCTCAAAGGGTTTCATATCTTCGTCAATGATTACATAAGCCGATTCAATATTTCCAGGATCAATAGCAAGTATCTTCATTCGTGCCTCTCCCTTCCAAACACCTGTTCTTTTAGCTGAACCCTGTCTATTTTGGCTCAAGAATAATTTTTATTGCTTGGGAATATTATTTGACGTTTAAATATAAAAATCGATTCTGGGGCAAAATAGATGGTTTACGACATTACTCTCCTTATAAGTGGCTGACCGTGCATCTTGCGGCGGTTGTTCGTGTCCTTTATATCCGATATATTCTGCATTCGTATGTATTTAGCGAGTTTCTTGCGACGTTCCCACCAAGCAAATGTTTTATACTTCCAATCAGTAACCCATCGTTTCCTATTCGTCTTTACTGCTCCCATCCTCAGCACCTTCCTCTACTTGACTTATTAGCATCTGCATAATATCGGGGTCATAATCATCATCTTCATAGTCTGCGCTGTGGTACAGTTCGGATAAGTAACTCGCCATTTCTTCTATGCTCATGGTTTTAAATTTCTCATACAACGTCATTCCTCACTCACCCTTTCAATCACTTCATCCATCGGCTCTGTTCCATCAACTTCCAAAAATAAGGCTGCCATGTCTGATATGAAATTAAATGCTTTTTGCTTGTGTACGATTCGCTTTTTAGTATCTACAACAACAACTGCAAAAGCTCCGTTTTCGTCAAATGTGTTTAGGTATTCTTTTAGGTCTTTAATCTTCATCGTTCCTCCTCCTATGCTCGCATACTGGGGTACACTCGGCACACGGTAGTTTTGTTGTGTTGCAGGTGCTACCGTACGCTATTTCGCCCATCTTGGTCATGTGGTCATGCTTGCCGGTGTCCTCGCCACCTCCTAACAGGGCATCAATAGTCTTAACGGCCTTGTGTGCCACATCTGCTGTCCAGAATAATTGGTTCTTCTCACTTGACGCTATTTCTTCGCATGTTTTAAGTGCTTTCCTTGCCTGTTTCAGCACCGCATCATATTGCATTATCCGTCCGGCCTGCTCGTCTTTGTCGGCTAATAGCCCTGCTATATGGTCTGCATCACATTTGGCATTGTATTTCCAGTCGTCAAGCACTTTATTTAGCCGTTCTATCTCCTGCTGCAAGGCTTCGATGGTGTCAAGAAAATTTTTGATTAACCCACTGCTTACTACAACATTGTTTTCTCCAAAATCCTTAATATTGTCTTCGAAGTTTTCTTGTAATTTTTTTATTTGCTCATCACTCAACCTCACGTCATTCAACCTCCTTCTCTATCCCATTTATTTCATCAAGCCATTTATCACAACAATCAATGCATATATAACATGACACAGGTTGACCATCCATAAATCCTGTTTCTCGTAATGCGTTTTCGCCTGGTTTAATCTCTTTCTGGCAATCAACGCATTTATGCGGCTTTCGGGTCTTTACTATCTTTTGTTGATGATTAACAATTTCATCATCTGGCGGGTAAAAATCAGTTTGTTCATATTCGCTTATTGGATATTTCATGGCTCAACCTCCAATCTTCTTCCACACATGGGGCAATAGTTTATTTCTAAGTATTCTTCATCACCTGAGATAGTGTTGATAATAAGATATTTGCATTCCTCTCCGTACTCATTTAGCCCAGTGCCTATTGATATTGATTCGCTTTCTTCGTCACAGAAAGCACATCTCTTTATCTTATTCCTCATGGCTCAACCTCCTTCCCCTCCACCAGTTTCAGCGGGCAATATTTATGTCTGCCTTCTTCAGGGCAATAATGTTTTGTAACCTCACAAGCTATAACGTTATCCCGTATACGCCAACTGCAAGGACATTTTCTGCAACTCTCCGGCATCTCCAACTCCAATATTGCTTTAGGCATCGTGTTCGACCTCACTTTCCTTTTCAGCATCTGGCCCTTCTCCACATTCTTTCGCACATAATTTGGAATTAGGAATAAGGTATACACATTCGCTGCCTGATACATAGCATTGATATCTCCCAGTATCTTCGTCAAACTTTGCGCATTTACAACTCATCCTTCCTCACCCTCGCTTTCCCTGATTACCGGGCACTTAACCCGCCATACTTCCTTGTCTGTGTCGTATGAGTAAAATACAAAGTAATCGCCATCTGCTTTGCCGTATACTGTTATGGATCCGTATTTATCCCTATAAGACTCAAGCTCTTTCCAGAAAATATCTTCTTTCAAGCAATCCCAAAAATCTAATATTTCATTATCCCAAGTATCTACCAAACGGCTTTCATGGTCTTCACACCAATTGCAAGCATACGAGTTTTGAAAATCGCCTTCATATAATCCCGCCCAATTATATATGTTTGGCGACCCTGCTGGGATTGTGCGCCCGCAGAATACGCACTTGTGCGGTTTTCTTGTCTTTTTGATATGTTTTTCTTCGCAAAAAGCCCAACCCATTATTTTTCAACCTCGCTTTCCTTCTCTGTTTCCTTTGGTGGTTTTCCCTTTTCAAATTCAGGGCATATTCCTTCGCCATGGCAAAAATCATATCCACACGATTTATGCCATTTACATTTTTTGTCGTAATTCATCCTTCCTCAACCTCGCTTTCCTTCAACAGTGCCGCAAGCTTGCAACCATCTTTGTGTTTATACAGCCAAGGTCTATTGATTTTGCAAAAAGGACAATGTGACAAATGTTTTATCACTTCCTCCAGCATCTCCCTGTACGTAAGGGCGGTGCGGGCTATTTCTATCCCACAATATTCACATGGCACATAATCATGTTTGCACACTTCAACTCTTTCACATTTCGTTATCTCTTCCAATTCCCTTTTGCTCAGTATTTCAGGCATATCCTCACCTATCCTTCCTGTTCGTCAGTGTATTTTCTGTTTTTCCAGTAATGAGCCTCTAATATTTCTATTTCTTCCTCAGTAAACAGAACGGTTAGAAGCCAATTAATAATATTAAATAAACCTTTCGCTATAAACTTTTTCATGGCTCAACCTCCATTTTTGCGCCGCAGAATGGGCAATATTTAAACCTTGACAAGTTTTCGCCTTCTGATAGCCCCATTGAAATATTGCAAGCAGAACAAGTTCTAAAATTTTCATTAATTCCGTGCGTCCACTTCCCGCGCTTTATCTCGATTGCGGGAATATTTTTAATAAGCATACAAATCCAATCTATAGCAAGTGATAGCATTGTACCTTCTTTCCATGGCTGTTTTTGTATTTCCTTTATCACTACATCAGCATCAATTAATCTCATGCCGTTTCCCTCCCATTATTTTTATATTGCGAATTAGCCCCAATGCCCATTACGCTTTAAAATCTCAACTACTTCTGGGGCATATTTTTCATCATAATTAATGCTCTGTTCTTCTCCCATTCTTCATGCCATTGGTTAAGCATTCTTTCGTATTCTGAAAGTTCAACGTACCTTTTGCCGTTTTTAAAATCATAAATCCCGTTGCTTGGGCAATCAAAATATTGGCAAAAACAAAGTCTGTCTGTTTTTTTGTGATAGTTTCCCTCTGGACACTTTTTGTAAAGAAACGGGAGAAATTTAAACATTAACCTCTGTGCTTTTGTCGTTGCTCCACTTGACATCTCTTTCACTCCTTCGCAATAATTTCAATCTCAACTCGTGGATTTCTTCTATCGATGTAAAACTCATCCGTAAACCCTTCAATCTCGTTCCACCCGTCGTTTTTGAGTATGCCGGCCGTAATTAAACCGTCCTCGATAAACTTCTTGGCAAACGAGATGTTGCTTTTATCTTTGCGCTTATCCTTGCAGTACCACTTGTATGTAATCCAAACCGGTGTCTTGTACGGCTCAAAATTACCCTTGTGAGCCTTCGCAATCGTTGCAACATAATTTGTCATTTCTGACTTTACGTTAGCTCCTGCGTACCGATTTGAGCGCTCTGCGTTGATGTATGTATTGAGGTCTGCCAGTTCACCCGGTATTATTAATTTCATATTGTCACCTCAATACCTAAGTTCTTTTTGATGTCCTCTGCGCAATCCTCAAAGCTCAAGGTTCCAGAACCCAGACTTTCAAACAAACTTTCTGCATCTTTTACGATCTCTTGTGCTGTTTCAGGTTCAACCTTGCCTATCATCGCTTCAAGGATTGCACAGTTGTATAACTTTACCGCCTCTGCTGTCGCTTTTCGGGCTTCTGTAATTCTTAAAAAGTCAACCTGCGCCCTTGTGTAGAGCCTATGGTCTTGTTTCCGTTTCATCGTGGATCATATACCTCCTGGAATTCCATTAGTTCTTCTATGAAGTCGTCAAGACTATTCCAGTCTATCTGTAGCTGTCCGCACCTTCCGGCATATATGTTAATTCCATTTTCATCAGGCTTATAGTGTACATTAGTAAATCGTGTACTCTCAGTAAGTTTAATTCCTTGTGCTTCAAGTGTTGCTAATTGTGCTTGAGTTAGATGTGTGGATTTTCCTCGTTTCTTTGGCATGGTATCACCTCGCTAAAATGGGTATGTGGATTTACCTGTGGTTTTTTCATTCATCTAATCGCTCCTTTTATTACTTTGCATGTGGATTAACTTAAAAAATCACTACCATACTTGGAAATGGAGCAGAATTTTTGCTACAACCAAACTTAAGCCTACCCTTCACAAACCTTATTTCTTTTGCCTTTTTGTAAATGTATTCATGAAAATATGTAGTATCTGTTCTGGCGGGTATAAGCATTACTACTGTTGTATTTGGCTTTCTGCTCTCCTCATAACATTTCTTAACCCAATTTTTAATTGCTTTTCCATATGGAGGGTTACAAAAAACTGTTTCTCCTTGCCAATCTTGCTTTAAGCCATCTTCCTTTACTGTGTAGTACTTTTTGCATTTTGCATTCTCAGGAGTAGCACAAGGGTCAAGGGTAAAATGGAATTCTTTATCAAGTTCATCAAAAAAGTTCTGTGGCGTTGCCCACAAATCTGTTTCACTACTGAACATTAACGCTGTATTCATATGACCTCCCAAATACCACAATTTTCATTAATTTTTTATCATTTCACTGATTTATGCCAATACCACACCTAATTCCTCAAGCCCGCTAAAATGGAAGGTCATCAAGATTGTCTCCCAAGGTCTCAAATCCTTCATTCTGCGGTTCCTGCGGCTGTACTTGTGTCGTCTGCTTAGTACTCCCCACAAACTGCACCCAATCTGCAACCAGTGTCTTATAGGTCTTGCCGTTATACTCGTGTTCCTCTACCTTGCCGATTACCAGCACGGGGTCGCCTTTTTTGATGTCCTTTGCAATGCCCGCCAGTCGTGTCCACGCTTCGCAGTTGGCGAATATCGTCTGATCGTTAGCGTCCTTCCCGATCGCCATACTCCATTTGCAGTTTGGGGTGTTCTTGCTGCCGACCAAGCTGTATGTAGCATCTTTTGTAGCGTTACCGATAATAATAATTGAATCTCCTAATTTTGCTTGCATTGATATTCTCCTTTCACTTTTCTAAACAGAAAAACTTCATATATCGCTTATCAAACTTCATTCTGATATTCCCTGTCCTGCCGTTACGTTGTTTTGCGATGATGACTTCAAGCTCAACTATGCTGTCGCTGATGGTTTCATCCGGTTTTGGATTGTAAAGAAAGATTACGTTGTCAGCGTCTTGTTCGATAGCCCCTGTTTCTCTGAGGTCAAACAGTTGCGGGCGTTTGTGGTTTTTTTGTCCCTCTCTGCTAAGCTGAGATAGAGCTACCACAGGAATGTTTAAATTCATACTCATTAGTTTCAATTCCCTGCTGATATGCTCAATTTCCAACCGCCTTGATTCGTGCTTATCAGATGACTTAAGCAATTGAAGATAATCAATTACAATAAGGTCAAGCTGCCCTTTTTCCTTTTTCCTTTCGCACTTATTGCGGATTTGCTGGATTGTCGTGCTGGTCTGGTCAATCGTTATTGGTAACTTAGATACTAACCTTGTTGCTTGTACTAAGGCTTGTCCTTCCTGTTCAAATAGATACTTTGGTCTTTTGGTATCCTCAGCTTTAATAAGCCTTGTGTTGCACAACAGCCGTGTCGCTATTTGGATTCGGTTCATTTCACGGGAAAATAACTCCACCTTAAACCCTTGCTTTGCCGCGTTAGCCGATATGTCCAAAGCAAATGCCGTTTTTCCCGTCGCCGGACCGGCCGCTATGATCGTAAATTCTGATTGCCACAGCCCGCCCATGATTACGTCCAAGTCTCTCATACCATAAGGTATAGGCTTTATTGCCCCTGACGCTATGCCGTCAAGGTGATTGATGGTTTCCTCGACGATCGAATTCATATCCTCCGGCGTTTCATCGAATTTTGGTAGAGACAGGTCTGCTTTGTTGGATATGTACTGTGCCACTTCCTCCGGCTTCTCAAACGGCTTGTTTCCCAATTCCTCAATAATTGACCGTGCCATTTTTGCCGCCTGACGCTTAAGTGATAATGTTTTAACTATATTAACGTGATTCTTGTATCCAACTGGTACAACACAACTCATTATTGTTGCCAGTTCGCCCATGTCGTGCCCCTCAGACGACACACTGATTAAGTCAATAGGCTTGTTTTTATTCCATAGCTTTTGGATCGTGGCGAATATGGCTCGGTATTGCGGATTGTAAAAGTCATGAGGCATAAGCGTGGTCACGCAATATTTGATAGTTGACGTATCGGACATCATACAGGCTATAAGGTTTTGTTCGGCTTCTTCATTCTTCCAGGCCAATTCCGGTAAGGTCTGCATACTTTGGGCCTCCTCCTCCATCCTTCTCATTTCTCTCCCATGTCCTAACGGCCGCCTTCCAGTCTTTCATTTTTGCTTTTCCGACAAGCCAACCTTTGGATGTGTAAAAATCAATAAAGCGTTGAGGGTCAACCGAGTTGTTGCGTTCTTTGCAATAACTGGTCACTTCTTCGAGGGTGGGAGGTATAAATATATTATTATTTGACTTTTTAGAATTCTTTGTATTTTTAGTATTCTTATTATTGTTCTCTATCTGTTCTCCATCTGTTCTTTCTCCGTTCTTTCTCTGTTCGTTCTCTGTTTCATGCTCATCTTTGTAATTATTCAAACATTGGTATTTATCATAATTTACAACGGTAAATAGCGTTCCAAGTTCACATGGCTGCACTGTTACTCTTTCTTGCTTGACTAAATTATCAATTGCTCTCTTTATTGCGGATAAGGAATACTGTTTTACTGCGTGATTTTCTATATACTCTAAATCTCGTTGTAAATTACGATATGATCTAATCCATTGTCCTCTTTTAAGTTCAATGTTTCCAACTCTGACTCCATCGGTGAAGGCAGCCTTTCCATATATGAGAAAGAACAATCTAAACTCAACAATGTTTAGCCATATTGGGTTGTCAAATATATCTCTTGTAGTTTGAAAGGCTCCTGCCACTCGCTCACCTTCTTTCGTGCCTACATTTCTCGCAATACATGGGTTCCCTTTGCTGTTTTCTTAGAGCCTTTTTGATTTCTGCCGGTGTCAATACAAATGCTTGTCCACACTTCCGGCATATCTTGCCTACAGCCTCAAGGGTTCCCATGTTTTACACCTCCAGTAGTTCTGGGTTATCGTAAATGTTGCCGATAACTTCTATGCCATAAGCCATGCCAAACCCCATTCCATAACCAGTTTCCCATCTAAGCCATTTTTCATTCCATACAACAGGCGTTTGAATGTTGCCATTTTTGTCTACTTTATAGCCCTCTTGTGCTGCATGGGGCATTTGAATTATATCCCCCTCGTATATCTCCCTGCCGTTCTTGTCTTTAAGTCCGGTATATTGTCCTATGGTAGAGGGGTCGACTTCAAAAGCATATAGAGCCGACGCATAATCAGGAACAATATAATGCTTCTGATTATCTATAAATCCATAATAGACATAGTAACCATACACCCATTCGCCGTTATCAATCCGTTTTCCACGGAATTTAATTTCACGCATAATATCCCTCCTACTCCGCTTGAACCTTATATGTATCAATCAAATCTAATCGCCCTAATTCCATTAAGCGGTTATATGCCTTTTGGCGTTCTGATTTAAGCTGTTGATGCGTTTTATAAAATTTGCAGTTTTTTGGGCATTTTGTTACCCGCAACGCACTGCAACCGTTGTTATATGCGAAACATGCGTTATTCATAAAACCTCCTTTCGGGGAAGGATTAACCTTCCCCTTTGCTCAGTTCCGTGAAGGCTGTCTTTATGGCTTCAAACTCCGTGTCCTTCACATCGTTGATACTTGCGATTCCCATTGAGTTCAGAATCATTGTGGCTTCTTCCTGCTTGCCGGCAGCCAGTTTCATCAACTCGGTTTTTTGCTCTTTTGTAATAGGTTTTGCCGCCATATCCGGGAACGCTTCTTCAACGGTGGTCATATTGTCTCGGAGGGCATTGTAGAGTTTTCTCAGCCTGTGAATATCGCTCTGTGTCCACGTTTCAGGCTTACTGCCAAGATACTTGATGATTGATTTGACGGATACGTTGTATTCCTTATCAAATGCAGCACACCATTTCTTAGCCTGATCCTGAATAGTGCCAAGCTCTGCCTCAGTGGTCTTTTTGCATTCCTCAATGGCAAGGTCGATGATGTCACCGGGCACAACCTGGAGTATGCAGCCCCTCATGCGGCGGCTGGCCTGATTCGCACACATCTCATATATGTCTCGGTCGTCAGTCAGGCGAACTTTGATTTTTTGCTTGGTCTTTGGATCCGTTTTGTCACGGTAATGCGGCACGGTGAAAGTCGTTGTCCTGCGGATATTATTCTCAATATCCCAGCAGTATGCCATGCAGATAGATTCGTCCTCAAGCCTTTGCACTTCCGTCCAACCAAAGTCAATATTTCCCATAGCTTGGGCGGCGGCTTCTGCAAGCCGGATTGACGGGCCTGTGACGGTTGACCCGCCTCTTGGATATTCGTATACAGCAATCTCGGCAAGTTTAGGCCGCCTGCAAGCCTCGATCAGCTTACGCTCAACCTCGACGATATCCCTCGGAAAACGCTTTGCCATAACCACTGCGGCCTGTACTTCCTGTGCCTGACGGGTAGCAAGTGCCGCGCCGATATTGTCAACGGGCTTTATCTGATTTTGTGGCTGTGCTTGGACAGCAAGACTTTGATTTTCGTTATTGAACATGGTTTATCTACCTTCCTTTCACGCTGATAATGGTTTCTTGATAAAACTCCACGCCTGACACTTGGGCTTTTCCGCTGGATACCTTCGCCAGCTTGTCCAGTGCCGATTGGTCAACGGGTCTGATAACTATTCCGGCAATCTCGATAGGTACTTTAGATTCGTCAATGATTCGTGCTTTCCAAACCTTCCTGCCAGATACGCCATCAGACTTTGCTTTTTGGATCGTGGCGACAGGGGCAGAGGACTCAACAAGTTCAGCTTGTGCTTTCAACAGTTCTGCACCAAACAAATCCCCTGCCGCCTCTTTCTCTTGTGCTTCTCTCAAAAGCCGTTCGGCTTCTTCTCTTTGGCGGCGTTCCAGTTCTTCTCGTGCGGCACGTTCCTTAGCTTCAACTTCTCTTTGGTACTCTGCCATCTTGGCCTTTACGATTGATTCAGCTTCGCCCAGAGGCTCAAGAATGGTCTTTTCTCTTGCGCATATATCCTTCCATGCTTTGTAAGCGTTATCTTTAAGTGGTTTCCAGAATTCCTGCACCCGCTTGACGTAGGTTTTAAGATCACGGAGCCAATTCCCGGCTGCTTCGTAGGCTTCATTATCAGTTATCTGCAAAGCATTGGCTTGCTGAATAGCAAGGTTAGATTCTTGCTGTTGTTGGACTTCTTGGAGTTCGTTCATGCGGAATCTCCTTTCATATAAATTTTAGAATGCGAATTAGTCATACTCGTCCATTTCTATCTGACCGTTCATTCCCTCGTCTGGCATTTTTGTGTATCCCATCCACCAATCATAAATCTGTTGCCCTGTTTTCCATGAGCTTTTACTATCGTTCATTCCGTGTTCGTTTCGGTATTTTGCAAGTTTTTCAAATGCTCTTATATAGGCTCTTTTGTATGTAGGCCATCTTTCAAACTCTCGCTCTCGGCCTGCTTGTCCTGCCATTGGACAACCGATACACCCCAAACGGTCAAATCCTTCATCGTACAGCTTGCAATACTTGAGATCACGACTTTTTATGTAATCCCAAACATCTTCATCCTCCCAATCTACGATGGGGTTTACTATCTGCTTACCTTTTAACTGGCAGGTTTCCATCATTCGTCTGGCTTCTGCGTTATCGTTGAACAATATAGGCTTAGAGGTTTTACCTTTTCTGAGCTCAATTACTGCCCTGCTGTTTTTTCTGCGAGATGATTCAGCCCACCTTACCCCCGTAACGCATATTCGCCCTTCACCGCCATGCTCTTTGAGTATTTCACAACAATATCTAACCATCCGGGTTGGTGGCATCCTATGTTTTACAATTAATTGCCACATTGTCATTTCCGGCTTTTCAACAATCACATCAGGGTAATTTTCACGGATAAAATAGACTAATTCCGGCGGGTCAACTGTTGTTAAATTGTAATGTGCATCGAACTTTACTCCTGCCTCTTTAGCAAGGTGATATATACATTGACTGTCCTTGCCTCCACTAAAGGCCAAATAATACCCTTCTGGCGGTTCAAATGTTTTTAATCTGTCTATGGCTTTTTTGATTTTATCTTCAAGGGCTGTACGCCCAAACATTGTTAGTTGCTCCGTTTTTCTCACCCTCTTTAGTGCATATTAATTCCGTTACGTGTTCTTCACCACCCCATGCAAAAATGCACAGGTCTCAAAAATCTTGAATCCGTCTTTTATGTCTACCTTGATAAAGTCGTAAGAAGCGTCATGTCTGAGATGTAAAATGTAGTGATTTTTTACTTGGATCCCGTGAGACTTCAAAGCTTCGGAATACCCGTACAACTGCGCCGCTACTAAAGGCTCTAAAATCGTTTCTGAGGTCTTAAAATCAACAAGTGATAAATTACCTTCCTCAAGAAATAAACGGTCTAATTTGCCCGCGTAGAGCCTTGTACGGTGGTATATCGGGTACTCGTTTGCAACGGTCTGGAAGTTGTGGTCTTGCACCCATTTTTCATAAGCGAGTATGTACGGCAGGGTGTCTGGTTCGCACTCCTTCCACCCGTAGTTGTCGTAGGCTTCGATTGCTTCGTGTACCCTGGTTCCTTTGTCGGCGGCCTGATCTAAGACCGACTGAGGCACATCGCCGTAAATCTCACGGCTGAGGAATCTCAAAATTTGTGTCACAGATGGAAGCTCAAAGGTAATACCGTTCTGGTCAAGTGTATATAGGTGCTTGTCCTCGTCAAAGTGGAGTTCTGAAAATTGAGGTAATGATATTTCCATCACGATTCCCCCAATGTGACTTTGAATTGCTCGTAATACCAGTCACGGAATTTTTCAGCCATGTCGGATTCTTTTACAAACTGGATAAGTTCCTTTTTTGTGGCATCGAAAAATACGGTTTTGATTGCACATTCAAGGCATATGTAATCTTCTTCAACGAACACTACTTCTTCATCTTTGTAAAGTGGTTTTTCACACTCGACACACTCGGCGATCGGCTTGTGTTCCTTTGGCTCGGGGAAGTATTCAAGCATTTCAGGCATTGGCATCACCGTCAATGTTGATAAAACCTGTGCCGATGTATTCAACTTCAATACTCCATCTCTGCCCGACATTTTCAACTTTTAATACCGTGCTTCCATCGTCGTACTTATGAATGTTAATATCAAATGAAAGATAACCTGGTATGACCCCATCTTTACACATGGCTTTTATGTTGTATCCGTTTTCAATAAGTGCCTGAGCTAATACATTAGCAAGTTTGACAATAATTTTGTCCATATTTCTGTTCATTGACCTTTCCTCCATTTCGTGATATTTTAAAATTGACTGATTATCTATGCCCTTATTAGGGCTGTTTTTTATTTGAACCTGTCCCATCGAGTAGCGATAAAATCGTTGATCCTGTCACGCTCTCGATTTCGTTCCGCATAAATCCCGAACCGATAGCTTGTCCAACACATGAAGGGGATTGTTGCGAAGAATACTACTGTTACGATGATTTCAAGCGTGCCGAATAAATACCAATCGTCTTTTGTGATTAAGACGAATAGAATCGCTATGAATAAGCACCCTAATGCTGTCATAAGTACAAATAATGCTCTGTAAAATTGTTGTTTAGTCATTGGGCTTGTCCTCCTTACAGCCTTTCGTTGATGCTATAAACATCTTTTGCAATTGTTTCCATGCGGGTACGGACAAGTCTTAGAGCACTCTCCAGGTCGTCAATTACAGGTTGGTTTTCCGTTTCGCACGGCCTAAGGCCGAATAACTTACAGTTTATGCTTTCCACTTGGGTTCCTATAGCTCTAGTAATTTCAACTAATGATGCTACCAATGATGATAAAGTTTCTTGTTGTGGTGCTACTGCACATGCTTTCAAGTTTCCGTTCATTTTCTTTCCTCCTTGCATTCAGGGCAATAATGATTCCAACTATTGCCGTTCTTCTTTTTCTGCCATCCTTCGTCACGCATGTATTTCAAAGCTTCGTCCCAAGTGTCAACCTCAGCACCGTCACCGCAATTGTCACAAACTATCATGTAACAAGTGCCGTTTTTGTCTATCATGGTTTTCCTCCTTTCATTTAGACGGTTACTAATACTTGATTAAGCACTTTTCTTAAGTAGTCAACTCCCTTTGCTGTTACATACGTCTGTGCATAATTGATTGTCGTTTCGCCCATTGTGATGGGCTTTTCCTTGACCTCGAAATAGCCACGGTCGATATACTCTTGATATGGCGTGTTGTTATTGCGCATGATTTTCTTTTCCCTGAGAAGTGCAAACAGTCTGTTCCTGCCATAGCCGAGGCATTTAGCAACATCGTTCATAGTCTGGAGGTTTGAACCGTCCATGAAGGTGTCGTAGGCCTGGGCTTTGGGGAGTAATTTTTGACGTTCTTCCTCCAGATCGGCGGCGAGCCTGAGGGCTTCGGCGAAGGTCTTTGGAACTTTGTATTTGCTGATTTGCTGTTCAGCTTTCATAGCAAGCTCGATCAGTTTCGCTCTTGTTACCGCATCATATCTGGCTGCCAGTTGAAGCACACCCTCTTTGGACAAGATGTAGTACGGGATTTTTCTGCCAGTAGGATCTGTTCTTTCACTCAACGCAAATTTGCGTTCAGTGCCGATGTTTGATTTTTGGAGTTTTTCGGATTCATCACGAATATCTCGAAGAATGTCTGCGTGACGCTTGCCTGTGATCTCGGCGATCTGCATTGACGTGATTGACTGATTAATGGTCATTATTTCAGTCGTCATATGTACCCTCCTCTATGCGCTTTTGTGCTTTAAAAATTGCAGATTATGCAATCTTGGTTCAAAAAAAATATCCATGTTTGAAGTGTTTAAGAGGTTGCAGATCTTAATCATTTCTTTGAGTGTGAAATCCGAACGTCCGTGCAACTTCTCGTTTAAAGCCTGTTGTGTAATCCCAAGCGCATAAGCAAAGCTTTTTAGATTGTACCCATTAGCAGTTATTTCGCCACGCAACTTAAGGAACATCTTTTCTTTGGTCGCAATATTACCCATTCGTTCTATCCTCCTTATTAGTTAAGTTAAAATTGTATAAAATGCAATTCTTTAATTATATTCTATCACCATTAAAATTTATGTCAATGTATTTTTCTCAATTTTAATTAGGAAATTATTAAATAAATATTGAATTTTCTGCAATCACCGTATATAATATTAAACTGTGGAGGTAGGTAATATGGATATCGAAAGAATATTAAGAAACGCAACCGAAAGGCTGGCTGAAATAAGGACATCGTCAGGTCTCAACCAAAAGCAATTTGCTGAATTGTTTGGCGTAGAGCCGTCTACTTATAACAGATATGAAAATGGTGGTATTGGCAATATGCCAAGAGACTTCTAATCCGTCGGTCGGGTGTTCGAATCATCTCTGGCACGCCACTTTCAGAGGTCGTGAGGTCGAAAAAACCTCACAAAAACCTCACAAAAATTTAAGCCAGGTTAAAAACCTGGCTTTTTCATTTCCATTTAAATAGAGTTTCCGGGGATAGATTAAATTTTTGGATCAAGAGAATGCAATCATACAAAGTCAGTGCCTCGGGATGTTGTTCTTTTTCCTGATACTTCTCTACGGTCGTATTCATTATTGCTGCCATTTCGTTTTCTTGTAGCCCATATTGCTTTCTCAGTTGCCCAATGCTGAAACACGAATGTCCACCAGTGCACCCCATTGTCTCACTCCCTTTATAAGCTGCTGGATAATATTTACCCATTTAACACTGGAATAAAGGTTTGTAACAAAATCTTAACATGGCGTATTTCGCCCTAAATTATGGCATTCATCGGATTTTCTAAGCGGATTGTGCTACTATTTTCCTAAAAACATTAGGGTGATTTTACCATGATAAGACTTCATCTATCAAGACTATTAGGGGATAGGAAAATGAGTATATTAGAGCTTCACAGGCGTACAGGAATAAGATATAAAACGCTGACTGAATATTATCACGAAATGGCTTTAAGTATTAAATTCGAACACATCGACAAGATTTGTGAAGTTCTTGGCTGTACCGTTGGTGAATTGATAGAATATATTCCTAAAAAGAATTGACCGTCTGTTTTCGTTGTTATATAATTCCAGTGGGTGATAGGATTGCAAAAAAAACGAGATGATTTTGCTTCATCGATATCTTTGGCAACATTTATTATTTCTCTTATTGTATGTATGGTGATAATAAAAGAACGATACAACCTTACTTTTTCGATGATTATTTCTTTATCACTAGCTTTATTGACAGATAAATGTTTGTCAAAGAAGGAGTAATATGGCTGAATTCTGCCTTGAATGCTATAATAAACTCCATAAATCCAACCTTAAGAAGTCAGATGTGAAATTATGCCCTGATCTATGCGAGGGCTGCGGAAAAATTAAAAAGACTATTGTATATATTAAAAGGAACCGTTAAGGCTCCTTTTTTATATCTTCATTTATTAAATCAACATGTAAACTATACTTTACATATTTCCTATATAAAATGCAAAGTATACTTGACATATGTTATATAATAAAAATAAAAACCCCGCCCACTTAGGACGGGGTTTCGTTTTTATCCTTCTTCGTAAAGAAGTATGTAATTATCGCACCGTAGGCCGTGCTGAACAGCGACAGTATTTCTTTGGGTGGATCAAACTTTCCCAAGAGCAAGGTTGCCAGTATAGCGGTCATGGTCAGGGTAACAATGGATTTAACGTCAATCAACTTAGCGATTTTCTCTTTCATATCTTATGCTCCTTTCAAAATATCCTGTATAGCGTTTATCATGGCTTGAAGCCTGCCGATTTCTTTTTTTAAGGCTTCGTTTTTCTGTCTGAGTTGTTTCACCTTTTCGCTGTCGGTGTCGATCTTGATGGCTTTGATCTTCTCGTAGATGGCAAGGATAGACTGTCCGTATGTAGTTCCCGGATAAGCCCATTTCCCATTTAAGTCTGTCCATGTCGGTGCTGTGCCGATGTATCCGGCCTGTTTTGCCGCTTCATAGCGTGGGTCAACAAGCGGATTCTTGAATGTCGGGTTTTTAACCGCATAGGCTTTAAGATGCTGAATCTGCGCCCTGATGCCCGTTCGCCAGTCGGGGAATTTACAGCCGACAGGTTCACCGTTTACGATCTGGCCAGTTACACCAAGCCCGGCAGGATTGCACCATTCGATTTTAGCAAGGCCTGTAAAGCGGAAATAGTCTGTCTCGTGGATTGCCTGGCAAAAAGCTATATCTCCCCTGACACCTTCAGCTTTTCCTTCTTCCAGATAGATTTCTTCTATCCCCTGCGGAGCGTTTGGGTTTATTTCACGGAGAAATTTTCGCATTTGCTCTACTGTTAATTCTGATTCGCCCATTATGTATACTGATTCGTTCACGGCATTTATCATCTTTTCAAGCGGAAAATATCGTCCCGGGCAAGCTGTGGACTCCCATTTTTTATGTCCGGCTATGGTTTTGATGTTGGGTAATACGCTCTTAAGCCATTTCAGTAACCATACACCGGAATTAAATTGAGCATCAGGCATAGTTTTGTCTTTGTTGTCATAGTCGCCCTGAAATACGATGCTTAGCACTTTTTTATTTAAGTCGCCTGTCACGCCGCCGCCCTCATACTGGTATCCTCTTGTTTCCCATATGTCGCCATTCTTGTCTACCTCATACGCATAGGCATGACCTTTCCAACCTCTGCCGCCTTGTTCAACTGTTCTGCCGTGGTAGTCATGGATCTCTTTCACTCCCCATGTTGGATGCGCTACGTGATGTATAGCGATTCCTTCGTATTTGGATATGTCGGCTGGGGTCAATGGTCTTACCCATGTCAAGTTTGCTTTCTTGATTTCCATTACATCACCTCATTTATTCTGGATGTACCAGATTAAAAAGCCCATTAAGGCCATAAAAATAGAGGCTATAAAGCCCCATATCGCCTTTGTTAGTCCGCTTATCGCCTTTGCTTGCTTTTCCAGGTTGTCGCATAAGTTATCAATCTGTGTTTTCTTTGACGCATCTGAGATCTTGAGTTCTTCGATATCCTCGTCGTGTTGTTCGAGCCATTTTTCATGGCGTTGGATAGCCTCTTTCATTGGCTGATGGATTATATCGCATTCACTCATGTTTGCACCCGCTTTCTGTGTAAACTAAGAGGGGCTTTATTTAGCCCCTCCGATAATGATTCCTTTTGCTTCGTCATAGTTACTTTCAACGATACTTTTTACCCTCTTAGCACGTTGTTCATCGGTTAATTCCTTATACTCGCTTGAAGTAAACAGTCGTGCAAGGTCATTGTAGTTTTTTTGCCCCATAATTCGGGCAAATTCGGTCTTTTGCTCTGGGGTAAGGGTATATGCCACCTTGTTCTTAGTAAAGTTGTTAGGGGCTGTTTTAGGCAAAATATCATTGTCGTTTACGGATTCGTACAGTCGTGCCATTTCGTTAGTGACAGGATCATCACTTCTTGCCCTGAAATATCCTGGGCTAATAAATTGCTGTAAAGCGCCGCCCTGAGACTGTTCCTGCCCCCAAATGTTCAATGCCGGTTCAAGCGTTTGAGACAGTCCGGGTATTCTGGCCCTGATACCACGCCACCATTGACCGATTGAATTCGGGTCGTATGTGCTGCGCCTAACCGGGTCAATCGTCCTTGCTGTCTGTCCTAATACCGATGCAATAGCCTGTTCCAGATAGTCAATAGGAATACCCATTATCTTTTCTGTCGGGCTGCCGTAACTGCCAAGAATCTCCCTGATGTTCTGCAGCATGGTCATATTAAATATGGTGTCACCGCCTGCCGCTATGCCATCAATCACAGCCTGAATAATGGTGTCTCCGTCTTTGCGGTCACGGATTGCTTCTTGTGCCGCAATACCCATTGCAAACGGAATTGAGAACGGTTGCGCCCAATCGAATGTATAACTACCCAAAGGCGTATTGATTGCATATCTTTGGTCGCCAAGTTCTTGATACAAGGCTTCGGCTTTATCGCTTCTCTTGCGGTTTACCTTCGCCCAGCCAATCGAGCCGAGCCAGAAGCCTAACGCCCCGATAGCGGAACCAGTCAAACCTTTAGACAGGTCCTCAATTACCGTTGCGGCAGTTTTGCCTGCCTTAATGTCGTACAAGGCTTTAATGATCCCGCCGGGAGAATACTCAATACCTCGCATGACAATGTTTGCAGGCGTTTGAGTGAATGGGATTGCACCCTCAACGAAGAACCCGGCGACAGGTACATTTTTAGCCTTGTTTATGAAGTCAGCTAACATATTTGCTTGCTTAAATGTCGCTTCTAACGCCCTACGTTTTGCATACTCAATAGCTTCGGACGTTACTTCGGTCATGTTATTTGCCTGTAAATACTGCCCCAAAGCGTCCTTATAGGCTCTCTCTGTGAAAATATTATCTTCCAAGTTGAGAGACTTTAAACTGACTTCATTAAGCCATTGCAGGACGGGGTTTCTGAATATCTGCTTTTCTCGTCCCAATGATTTCAGGTTTCCGATTTCCCATCTGCTCTCGCCTAATATGTCTTTCTTAACGGTATTCCAGTTTTCGTTGACTTTGGCAACTATATCTTTGTTGAAGCTCCATCCGACGGATTGCGTTCTCTGTCCAGCAGGCACAAACGCCTTTTGAAGTGCTGCCCCAATAGTATCAGCCGCTTTCCGCATACCCATCATAATGACGTTGCCACCGACGTTGCGGATATGAGTTTTCGGGTTTAGCAGCATAGCCATACGCCGCCATGCGTTAAATTTCTCTATGCCGCTTGAATGTAATTCTTTAGATATTCTGTTCCCTATTTGTTCCCATACGCCGTCATATGCCTGTTGGTCGCCCTTCGGAATATTTTTTATTGCTTCAATTTCCTCAGATGTTAAATCAACGTCCTTCCACTTCTTGCCGTACTTCTTACGCCCTTGTTCATTGAGTTTCTTCAATTGCTTATCCATTGTCATAAGGAAGGTTTCGGGGTCAGCTTCACGCAAAATTTTAGCCGCCTGCGAGAATTGGCCGGCTTCGGTTAACTTCTCGGCAACGGAGGAAAGGATTTGTCGGGCTTTGCCTATGTCTCCCTGTTCGGCTGCCTGTTGAGCAAGCATCTTGGCAAGGGGTACGTCTGCGGGCCGGAACGAATTACTGGATATGGATTGATAGAAGTCCGCTTCGGCTTCCGCCTGTCCCTTATTGAAGATTTCCTGAGCCTTTTCCAAGGTCTTTTGGTTACTCAACTGCTTGTAAACTTCGGGGTTTTCATCGAAACTTGCCCGAATATCTTCATTCATAGCCGCATCAGTACGGATGTTCTGTGAAAAGCCTCGTTCTCTCATGCCTTCGGGGATAGTACCCATTGGTTCTTCGCTGAATATTCTGGCTTGCTGTGGAGCTTCTGTTGTTGGAGCCGCCTGTTGCTGTGCCTGCTGGTTTTGTGTGGTTGGCTGGGTCTGTTGTTCAGTTTGAATGGGTGGATAACCACCTATAGGGGTAAATGCCTCCTTTGCATACTGAGGTTGCACTTTTGGCGGCTGAGATGATCGTAACACAGTAAACGGCGTTTCTCTGCGGTATTGCTCGGGCACGGTATGGATGATGTTTTGTTCCGCTGTCTCATAAATTTCTTTTGCTTTTTGTAATTTAGGATTTGTAAGTATCAAGTTACCTTCTACATCAAAGCTTTTCTTCCACCCTCTTGCTTCAAATGTTGGAATTGTAACCCGATTAAGCTGTGCTTTGTTTATTGCATATTGTTTGCTTAAATCCAAGTCAGCCTGAGTTATATCTCCCAACAAGTCTTTATTTATTGTTACCTTTTCAAGATTATGTCTTAAGGGTATCATGTTGTCCCTTGCATCTCTTGTACCAGCGTCAACAAGGTATTCCCCATTTTCAGGGTTAAAAACTTTCTTAGTATTCCGAACAAGTGGCACATTTTCATCAGAAAATTGTAGCATTATACCCCTATTAGTTCCTTGTCCAAGTGCTAATTCTGGTGATTTCGTAACATATAGTTCATTAGGAAATGCGCCATAAGGAGCGTCGTATGCTATGCTATCTACATAGGCAAGAAGTCTATCGGGGCCTACTTCCCTATATAATTTATTAGGTTCGCTTGAAAAAGCAGTGTTAGGAAACCTTGGATGTACTGGTTCGTCAAGAACATCTGCAAGCGTACTCTCTTTTGGTTTGGGCGGCAACCCTTCAATCACTTCAGTAGTGGTCTTAGCTTCTGGCAATGCAAGATATTGTAACGCTTCGGGTAATAATAACGGCATCCTTGTAGCATCAGTCGACACGTTGCCATATGGGTCAGCGTAAAAGTCTGCCTGTTTTACCTGTTGAGCGGTCGGCTGGGTCTGAATTGCAGGTCCGGCTCCACCTGGTTTTACCGATTCCTGGCTGAGTATATTGGATATATTGTTGAAACCGGACAGATTAATCCCCTGAGTTGCAATACCCGTCGCCCCACCGAACAATCCACCTGCTATACCGCCGATAAGTGCATTTTTGCCCATTTCAACGGGGTTAAGTATAGCTTGTTCATTAAGTGATGCTATCGGTGTTTCCGGCGCATAGGTCAGTTTCTTTGACAAACCCTCAAACGGGTATTGGAATACTTCCTCTAAACCTTCTTCGAGTGCCGCCCTGCCGATTGTGCGTAACAAACCTTTACCTGCTGATTTCCCGATAAGATTTTCAACACCGCCCAATACCTCGATAGCGGCTTGTGGTATGCCTTGAATTAATGCGGCTTTTTTAGCTGTGGCATCGTCAACGCCTTGGTCTCGGGCTTCTTTATACGCACCGCCGTATGATTGGCCTAATGACCAAAGGAACGGCAAGACCTTACCGCCGCCTGTTGCGACTGATGTATAAAGCGCCCCTGCGGTCTGAGGGATACTGCGGATGACTTGACCTAAGACGGTATTATCTCCACGGGCTTGTGCTTTTGCGGCATCTTCCCTGATCTGGATTGCAGGTCCGCTTTGGCTGTCGTACCCACCAGGAATTGAGTTGAGCAGATTAGATGATACGTCACCTAAACCGGCGGCTATGTTGCGTGCAAATACATTATCAGACTTAGCAAGGGCTTCGTCAATTTTCTCGGCACCACGGACGACAGAACCTAACGGGTCGGATATGATGTTACCTACCGTCTGCAATAGTGTGGGTTTTGGTTCAGGCTTTTTAACATACCCCATATCAGCAAGCGTATTCGCCGCCTGCATCTGTTTTGCCATGTCCGAGGCTGTCAGCGCAGGTGAATTAATTGTGTTAAGGGCGTTCTGCACCGTAAGCTGTTCACTCAGGCTTGTGCCTTTTTTGAATGGGGCGGTTTGGGTTGGAGCAGTCGTTTCATTATTCAACGAACTTATCCCCGTTCCCCAATACTGTGCCAGTTTTTCGCGCCTTGCTTGAATAGCCCGATCTTCCTCTATTCTTTTGGAAATTCTCTCAGTAAAGGTAGGGGAGCCATCGCTGACACCCCTTGCCCTCAATCTTTCGGTGAATGAAGCCATAATCTCACCGCCTTATATGCCATATTCCTCAGCCAATGCGTCAATAACCGCAGGGTCAACACCCTGACGGTACAAGCCTTCAAGGTATGCGGCTATCCTTGTCTTATCTTTGCCGTAATTATGGTCGATGTAATTTCTGTAACTATCCAATGAGCCAACGCTTGTTTTCTTTTCTGCATTTATTTTCGCTGTTTGTGCATTCATCCTCGCTGTCTGTGCATTCATTCTTGCAATGTCAACATCGGCTACCGTTGCGCCCATAGGCAATCCAAGTATACGAGCCTGTTCAGCAGAGGTTATTCTACCGGTGGACTGGAATAAGTCAAATGCCCGTTTCCATGCCCGCTGATCTTCTTCGCTTGCCGCCGCTGCCGCCGCCGCTGCTTTTTCTGCTTCTGCCTGTATCTTCTTCCGCCTCTCGGCATACAGGTACGGCACTAATGGGTCATTCGGGTCGAGCGTGTTAATATACGCCTGTATATCGTCATAGTATCTTGCCGCTAACAAAGCTGCCTGCTGTGCAAGTTCATTCTGTTGTGCCTGTCTGCCCTGCAAGGTCAATTCGCCAGTGGAGGTCTTGCCTTGCGCCGCAAGGTCAGCCGCTCTCTGCGCCTGTATCATACGCATGTTGTCAATGTAATTCTGCAATGTCTGCGCGTCAATGTCAGCCATAGCCGCCGCAACATCAGATTCATACGCGGATTCTATGCCTGAACGTCTGCGTGCTATGTCGGCAATGTCAGCCGCCTCTTGCCTGTTCAATGTGCCAAGCTGCCCTTGCAAAGCGGCATTACGGTATATCTCAGGCAATCCCGCCGCACTTCCACGTATGCCCTGCGCCGCCATATATTCGGCGAAATTCTTAGCGCTTATGTCAGACTGCGCCGCCGTGCGGTTGCGCAAGTCATAGTAATACGGCTTTAGCGCGGCTTCCTCCGCTTGCAGGCCGGACAATGCGCTTTCCTTCGCCTTGCCCAATGCGGCAATACGGCTTTGTCTCTGCGCTTCGGCAAGTTCTCTTTGCCTGCGCTCCATTTCGGCAAGCATGTCTTTATACTGTTGTTGTTGGTCACGGAGCATGTCTTGATACTGTTGTGTAGGGTCTATTACTTCGGAAATAGGTCCCGACATAGATTCTGCCTGCGATCCTATCGGTTTTGGTTTTGCACCGCCAGGAGATGGGTCTGCATAGCCATACTTCGACATAAGCTCGTTAATGTAATCTTGTGTTGACTTAGTCTGAATACCTTCCCCTTCTATTTTTTCATTTCTTGCTTGAGCTAATGTAGCAATTTTGCTCCAACTGGGCTTACCCTTTTGGAACTCTTTTTCAATCTCTGCTGCGTAGTCTATGTTTGGATTGTAAGCCATTTTCTCACTCTCCTTTTTTTTGAGCATTAAAAAAGCACCCACGCTTTTGTGAGTGCTTACTCGCTAATGTTTTTCTATTTAAGTTGTTCTAATATAGGTTTAATTATATTTATTGGTATTGCCTGATGTGCTTCGCCGCCCCCCATGACATTCATTGCAACTATTTCGCTGTTATAATTAAAAATTGCACCGCCACTTGAGCCACTGTCCATCCCACTTTCTGATATAGACAAATACTGCATGTCGTCGTACCAATCAAGCCCTGAATTTATACATTCATCAATCATGTTTTGCGAACCACCCGGACTTGTGATAGAAATTAATTTTTCCCCTTCTTTGAGATTGTCCGAATTCCCTAACGCTACAGATGGATAGGCAATATATGTCTTTAATACTGCTACATCAAGGTCTGTTTCTATTGGTACTATAGATGCACTTCTACTGTATTTTTCATCATCAAAGAATATGTCTATCCTCTCTGCTCCTTCTACCACATGGTTGGCTGTCACTATATAACCGTTATATATCCAACCAGAACCTTGACTTACTTTATTCCCGTTATATGCGTATATCATTACACATGAATCCTTGCAGTTCTTAACAACAGTTTCAAGGTCGGTCAAAGGCGAAATAAAGTCTATCCTTTTATCAGTTACTTTTATGTCAAGTCCTAATGCCTCGGCTACCCCTCTGATTGAAGCATAGTTTGTATACTCATAGTTGTACATATCAAAGTTAACCTTAGTGCCGTCAACATACAAGGTGTTATCTGATTTAATAAACTGAAAGTAACTTTGTGCTCCTACAGACACAGTCAAGGTCAAAATTACCCCAAATATAAATCCTATGCAAGACTTTTTCATAATATCACCTCTATACATATATTACCACATTTTTATAGAAGTGATACATTACAGAATGTTACATATTTGTTTCCTTATGCGTCCTATCCTACCTCAAGCTCATTGATGCGGTCACGCAGGGCTTGTCGTTCGGCATGTAGCGTCTGAATATCATATGGCAATTCCAGCCCTGCAAGCTGATATTCGTAGCACTTGATTATTTTATAGTCGGTTTCTGTGAGTTGCTTTTTGAGTTCCACTATTTCATATTTTACTTCGGTCCCTACCTCATACCAACCATAATTAGGGTCATATTCAAAATCACGTTCCTCAATGACCGCGCCCTCTGGCATGGGATTCATTACTTTATCTTCAAAAACTGCTTCTTTAACGATATTCCCTTCCTCATCATATTCAGGTGGCTTAACTTCTCTTTGCTGTATTTGATAATCCCATTCGCCGATATTGATTATCTTTCCGTTTAAAACTACACATTCTTTAATCATACTGTTTGCACCGCCTTCCACCCTGTGTTTCCTGTACCACTTTCTTTTACATACAGTGTTGTAGATGCACCACCATCAGTGCGTTGATATAACGCCCCTATAGGTGCAGATAAAACCCCCTCAGGGCTGCCCGTCCCTTTGTATAACTTTCCTGTATTATTTTGATGATAAACCGTCCCATAATTTATTTGCATTTCACCGTCTACGGCATTGTTGTTTTCATCTCTAAATCCCATCATTATTGTGTTACTGCCAACATGCAAATACATATCACATCGACGGAAACCAGGCGTTGTATTATAAGGATAAAACCGCATATAATTGCCTACGCTCAACACGCCGCTAACATGACCGCCTGTTGCCGGAACTGCCCCCACCTGTACCGCTGTAACTTCATGTGGGTTCGTATTATCTGCCAAATGCGCTTCAACTTCGGGTATTAGTGTTTCATTAACAAATTCACCAAGAGCGATCGGTCCTTCGTCAAACTTGTCCTTAAACTGTTGCGTTGTCAATCCACGTTCCTGTGGAGTTGTGCCAAGTTTGCCGATTACATTAACCTTATCCAAATCAAATCTTGTCATGTCTGCCATATGTTTTATCACCCCTTTACCTGTTCTTCACAAGTCCGCCCGTGCGTGTCGGCAATGTGATTGACAGTACCGTTGCGCCGTCTGTGCCGTCACAAACAAGGCGTAGTTTCATGTAGTCTATTTTCTTAGCCTTAAGCTTCACTTTTTTTGGCTGCGGGCTGTAGTTGGTTTCAAACGAAAAGCCTTTTGTTTCATATCCCGGCACATCAATGCCAGAGAAGTCCCACGTATCAAAACTTGAAAGCCCGTACCAAACTTTCTTGATGAATTTGAAATTGGAATCCCTGTCGGTAGACAGGTATATGTCAACATGGGTACTTATACAAGGCACTATTGAAATAAACATCATCTGGATAAACTTCCTTATCCAATCTGCGCCGAAGTTGTGGTATCCCATGTCCCATACAGCGACGATTTCCTCTCCATCGAACGTCGCTTCGTTTTCGTCGAACATCATTATTTGCCCGTCCGTCGTGCCGAAGCACAGCTTTTTATCGACGGTCATAAAGCAGGTCGGTTCATGTGGCAAGTCAAGGATATACCACGCCCCACGTTCTTCCCGTGCGCCGGTTACGCGGTAGTTGTAAACCCATATCCGCTTGCCAACGCACAAGAGGTATAACCCGTTTTCGTCCCAATCCCATGTTATTGCTTTCGACAAATCAAGCGGGTCTAAATCCCTTTGAATACGCTTGCTTATCCATTGGGCGTTCTTCTCGTTTATTACATAGGTCGAAACCCATTCATAGATACCTTTCCAGACAGTGAACGGGTTATTGTAGATTATCTGCGCTTGCCCCATTGCAACGTTGCCAACCTTTGCGTTTATCGGGAATGTGGGGAATATGGTTGTAAACAATCCGCTGTTAGGATCGGTATATGAATCACTGGTCGAATACCATGCGCTTGCCCCCGAACTGTCGCCGGAAGTAAATATAATCTGTTTATCATATTGGGTTAATATGTCGGTGATTTCATGTTCCCCGACGGTTGAATCAGTGGCATAAGGCCAGTATGTAGGGTCTGAAACTCCTGCCATAGTTACGCCTGAAGGATAACGTGTGTTCTTATAGTTCGGATTGCCAAACAACCAGAATCTTGCATAATACACGCCGCCGTAATACCGGCAGTTGGTTATCCTGCGCCTGAATTCAGCATCTTCCTTTGTCCATGCTACTTCAATATTGTTTGTTCCTTCGGGTGGAGGGTTTAAAAATGTCACTGTTCCATTTACCAGGTCAACCGTGTAATCTGAGCCGAGCTCCTGTTCCTCTGCGCCGACATAAACCGAATCAACGGAATCAATATCATATTCCGGTAACTGAAACAGTGTTGCATCTCCATACGCAGAGAAGCGCATCTTCTTTTTGCCAGTGATATAGTTTATACCTTCAACTATCGTGCCCCCACCGTAAGGTGGTGCGGCTGTAGCGAATAAAGGAACATAGCCCTCAACAACCTTGAACGTCGTGCCGTCCCACTGGTAGAATTCCGTCCCGTCGAGGATATACACGACATTGTTTGACGCAAAGAATGTTGTCGGATATGCGTCAACCACTGTACCAAGTTCGGTTTCTATGCCGTTTTCAATCTTGTAAACCTTGCCGCCCCGGGCGAAAAGGAAATGGTCAACGCCGTTGATTTTGCCCCACCACATGCCATTTACCTTCTTGCCTGCAACCTTGGCGTTAAGGCTCTTATACCCATACTGCTTTTTCAGTTTCAGGTCGTCGGTTATCGTCCAGTTGGACATTTCCGACGCCTCACCAAGTGCAAGCAATGTTTCGGTTTCCTGTTTGTTCACACCGAGAAAGGTATCAAGTACATTATAGGTTGTTTCAGGCATTGTTAATCACCGCCTTGAAAATAGACGTCTATTATTTCTGTTGGGGTCAAAGGCTCTCTTGTGGTCGAATCAACATACATCTGTGCAAATTCTTCTTTTGCGTCCTTTGCTATTTCGTCATTCATATCCGCTCTGGCAAAGTGCTTCACAAGGTAAGGCACAGCCGACATTGCGACATGCTCCGGGTACTCTATCGTTTGGTCGAGCGAAGTTATCTTCGCGGGGAGTGAAACGTAATTTATCCTGATAATGCCCTCGTAAGAGAACATCACATACAAATCTTTGTCATTTTCCCACTTGACGGACGACGAACCTTCCTGGTACTGCCATTGCGGATATTCGCTGATTATCTGCGAACGGCTTATAAAATCGTCCGGCAGTTCAACCTTGTAATACGGCTTGAAGTCGGGCACCTTGTCGGCAGATGGGTACTTATACGGCGATAGCGCCCTGTTATTGTGCCGGAAGTAATAACTCCCGGTTATGGTCATGGTCACATTGCCGCCTGTAGCGTTCAGTATGCCTTTAAGCGGCAGAAATGAGGTCGTACCTTCGGCTACGGTTATGTTGATAGTGCCGTTAAATTCGGTTTCCTCACCGCCGTTGAATGTGTATTTACCGCTTAAAGGTGAGCCGTTCTCGGTAAATGTTACGGTGCAATCACCGTCAACCTCGATATAGAAGCAGTATGCTCCTGTGCCTGAATATGTCTGCGTTTCACCGTTATTCTCAACGATTTTGCCTACTTGGTTTAAGTCGCCAAGCAGGTTTTTCTTCCGAACGCAGGATATTTCAAAAGATTTTTTTCTTCCCGCCGTTTTCGCCATCCTGCGGCTCCATATATCCAACAACAAAGGAGCTTTGGCTTCGTATTCCGCAACATCGTCCGGGTTGAGTGCGCCTGTTTCTGAAATTTCGTCCATGACGGCCATTGCCCTTTCAAATAGTTCTTGACCTGTGTATGACATATATATCACCCCTTACTTTTTGGGATGGGCTTTTCGGTAATGAGCCATTAATTCGCCTTTGTTGGTGGTCTTGTAGTCGCATTTTTGACAGTTATAGAATCCGTCTGCGGGTAGCTTCTTTTCCTTGGAGGTTTCTACATTCGGCTTTTCTTCCGAGGTTTCCCCGACAACCTTGACCCCTCTGCATTTCGTGGTAAGGTATTTTATTTTCTTGGGGTTGTCTGTTTCGTAAAAACCGTTTTCATCAAAGGTACATATCTTAACCATCTTGTTGTAATCAACAATAGTCACGTTAGGTTTGTGTTGGAATTTCAATTATCATCCCTCCTTAAAGGAAGATGGGGAGGAAAATCCCTCCCCATTACGGCAGTTTAATGACAGCAACTTTGACGTTTGAAATAGTTGCTCCAGCAGAGACAGATGCAGTTGAAAATCCCACCGCACAATCAATCTCGCCGTCTGCGTTCTTGTAACGCACGGTTTCCAAAGGACCGACAACAACAGTCGATTCAGGGGCAACATCTACTGACAGCGTGCCGTACACATTAGCCAGGTAATCGCCGGCAAGAACCTGCAAGGTTGCTGTGCAACCTGCCGTCTGATTGTTGTTCTCAACAAGGATAATCACCTTCTCGCCGGGCTTGTCTCCAAAGTCAACAGAGAATGTTGCGGCCGCAGCGTTTTTGACCAGTTCCGCAGAACCATTCCTTTCACAGTAAGAAGCAGTCATTGACATTATGTATCACTCCTTTCATCACATTTACTCGCCAGAAGATTCGGCAGCAGGCTTAACAGGGATACAGATCAGTTCCTTCGGAACTACAACCTTTGCACCGCAAAGCATAAGACCCCTGTGAATGTCACCAAATCTCTTGGGATGCCTGATAACCTCAGACTGGTTGATCTGTTCAGCAAAGGCTATTGCCTTTTTGGTTCTGACAAGGCAGTAATGAACGCCGGCATTCTCAACAATGTTGTTGGAAACATAGATATCAAGGCCCCACAGCTTCTTAACAAAGCCGGTTTCCAATGTCTTGCTGTTGTCGGTGTCGGTCACGATTTTAGCAAGTACCAGCTTAGCGTACACATCAGGCGAAATTTCAAGATACTTGGTCTCGCCTTCCGGTACGTTGGCTTTCAGCATTTCCTTACTGGCAGCTGCAAGCAGAGCAAGAGCGTCAGCGCTTGTGAAAGCTGACTGGAAATCAGTAATGGTCTTTCCAGCGTCGGCATATTTACCGAACACAAACTGATCGGCATAATCAGACAGCTTGTATGCGGCATTCCTGATGTGGGCATTCTCGAAAGCCTGCATCTTGTCCATCTGTTTCTTGTCCACATCGTCAATGTAGAACTGGAACGCCTTGGATTCGGTGATGTCGAGGAACTGAGCAGAACCGTCAAGAATCTGCGGGTCGTCCATGTCCGTATTGCGGGTGTAATTGAACAATTCAACCTCGCCGGGGGTCAGAATCTTAACGCGATCGCCCTTGTCCTTTATAGAGCCTTCATATTCTCTGTTACAGTGTTTAACTGCGATTGCTGCCTTTTCCCTTTCCTCAAGCAGCTTGGCATATACTATCTCAGGTATAAATTCGTATGCCATAGTACACTCCCCTTTCCAAAATTAAAAGCACTGGGTTATTTCCAGTGCTTCTTCGATTCTTCAATGAGTTTTAGATTCTTGCGAACCCAGTTAATATCGTGTTTGTTAGCGTCAAACTGTTCTCTTGAGATGTAACCGCCTGTTGCTCCTTGTGACTTCGCTGAACCAGTTGAGCTTTCCGCATTTTTCGCATTGACCTGCTGTACCTGCTGCTGCTGCTGGAACTTCGCCATTTCCGCTTTCAACTTTTGGTTTTCATAGCGGATATAGGCATCAAGCAGGTTACGCCCTTCCTTGACTTCCTTCCACACTTCAACGGGAACATCTTCGGGCTTCACATCAGGGTAAGCTTCCAGGAATTCAAGGTACATTTTCTGTTCCTTTTCCTTCTGCTCCCTTATCTGTTTCTCCGTCTGGTATTCCTGCACGATTTTGTCATGCTCAAGAAGCTTCTGCGCGAATTCTGGCGGGATGTTCTGCTGGATAAGTTCATTGAGTTTCTGCTGTTCCCTGAATTTGCGGTCATTCTCTATTAACTGGTCAATACTCATGCCGCTTTCCTGGGCTATCTGTTCAAGGTAGGACAAATACGGATTGTTCTTTAGGTCCTGCTCGAAACGCTGTTTTTCACGGGCAAGACGTTCCTGAACGATTCTGTTGACTTCCTCTTGCCTGAACAAGCGTTCCTGCCTTTCCTGCGGTGTTTCCTGTGGTGTCTCCTGTGTTGCTGTCTGCGGTGTCATCTGCTCCTCTGTGGTGGCGTTACCGGTATCAACCGCCGTTTCAGTGGATTCTGCTGTCATTGTGGTTTCTTCCGCTGTCGTGGCGGTGTTCATTAATTCTTCCGACATAATCAAACCTCCTCAGTTTTAAGCCGTGGTGGGCTGTTAATTTTGGGCATGAAAAAACCGCCCTTTTGGATGGTTGGTTTATTATGAAAAAGCGGCTTAATAGCCGCCATTTCAACGTGTTATGAGGTTAATTCCTTCCACTTCAAATAGTGGGCTTCTGTTACGACTTCCGTATTGCAATGTCCGCATATCAGCGTTGTATCGCAATAGATTTTGAAGCCTTGTTCTCTCGCTCGTATGCAAAACGCTAAATCTTCTCCGATTTTCGGTTCAGGGAAGAACCAGGGTTGCAGTACATTTTCAAAGACTTTCCGCTTTATGAGCGTACAAGCCATACCAACACCCTGAATCTCAACCAAACCCTTGGGGTAATCGAAATAGAACTCGGTTCCGTCACGATCGCATTTTTTGAATATGCACGGTTCATAGGGTGGGAAACGCTTAAAAGCAAGCCCTGAAACAATATCTTTGTCGTGTTCAAGCAATCTAACAAGTAAATCCATCGGGACCACCATGTCAGAGTCGATGAACAATAAAGCGTCATAATCGCCTTGCAACATTGTTTTTACTGCATTTTCCCTCGCCGTGTAGATAAGGCTCATTCCAATAGGGAGCATATCAATCTCTATACCTTTTGAACGTGCATAACAAGCCATAGCAGGTAAAGAATATGCCGCTTGCGGTGGTATGTAGCCTGTATATGGAATGCACATTAGAACCTTCATAAATCTTGCCGCTGGATACCCCTGAATTTATTCAGGGGAGGAAAGCGGCTTATCCCCCTTTTCTATTGACTTATTTGCTCAATAGTAGTATAATTAATCTTGAAAGGCAGGTGATATAATGCTTTGCACTCTCAAGATTAAACTTATAACAAGTAACGAACAATTTAATGCTTTGCTTGAAACTATGAAGGTATTTAATCAAGCATGTAACTATGCCAGTGAAATAGCTTTTAATTCTAAAACTTTTTCACAGGTTAAACTACATAAAATTGTTTATTATGATATTCGTGAGAAATTCGGATTATCTGCTCAAATGGCTGTTAGAGTTATTGGCAAAGTTGTTGAAAGTTACCGTGTCGACAAGAAAACTCTGCATACCTTTAAAGAAACTGGAGCTATTGTTTATGATGAACGCATATTATCCTTTAAAGGCTTGGAATATGCTTCAATCCTTACTTTACAGGGCAGAATTGAAGTACCGATGATTATCAGCAAATATCATCAAGGCTTGCTCGCTGGCAGGCGTGTCCGTGGGCAGGCGGACTTAATCCTGCAAAACGGCACATTTTATCTCCTCCTCGTTGTTGATGTTCCCGAAAGCGAACCTAATTCTAAAAACGGCTTCATCGGCGTTGATTTTGGTATTGTAAATATTGCAGTTGATAGCACTGGCGAAGTATTCTCTGGCGATAAGGTTAACGGCCTTCGGAAGCGTTATGCTAAACTTCGTACTAAACTACAAAGTAAAGGCACTAAATCAGCTAAACGTTTATTAAAAAAACGTTCCAAGAAAGAAAAGCTATTTGCTCGTGATGTCAACCACTGTATATCTAAGAAGATTGTTGCAAAGGCTAAGGCACTCGGTTGCGGAATTACCCTTGAAGATTTAAAAGGCATCCGTAAACGCACCGAGAAAACGGTTAGAAAGTCTCAGCGTAGGCAACATTCTTCTTGGGCTTTTTGCCAGCTTAGGCAATTTATCGAATACAAAGCTAAAATTGCTGGTGTACCTGTTGTATTGGTTAACCCCAAGAATACTTCTCGCACCTGTCCAGTTTGTGGGTATATTGCTAAAGGAAATAGGCCATCAAGAGATAAATTCTGTTGTCAGGTTTGCGGTTACGCTGCGCCAGCCGACAACGTGGCTGCGGAGAATATCCGCAGGGCTGCTGTCAACCAGCCAGACGCGGCAACCGCTTAGGTTAGCTGCAAGCCTCCGACTTCAGTCGGGGGTAGTTGACATCAAACCTTCTTCCTGTCTGTTTTGTACTTGGTTGCGTTAGTCAGGTCGTAACCGCCAAACTCTGAGCATTTAGGGTTAATGCAAACAAGTTTCAATTCCCTATAAACGTCTGTACTGCCAACATCGCTGACGAATTTACTGCCAGCTATTTTCAAGTCACTCCCGCAAACATCGCATTTCATTCTAAACCACCTCCTGAACATTATCCGCATACGGTCTTGCCTGATTCTGCGGTAATGGTGTCTGTGCGACTATCTGCCTTACCTGTTGCTCAAATGCGGCAGGGTCGTTCCTTGCAAACATTCTCAGGTTGTTTACGGTATCCTTTGGCAGATACGGCATAAGAGCGTTCAGCTTTTCGCTCATAAGCTGTTGCATCAACTGTTGTTCCTGCGCCCTCTGCTGTGCCTCTGCTCCCTCCCTGGCTTCGATTAATGCCTCTTTATCGGGTATCACGCCGTCAGGCAGGCGTTTCAGGTACTCGACAAAGTTAATCAATTGCATTTGCAGCAGTTTATCAAGGCTTTGGATAGCTGCGGCTTCGTTCCAAATATTCGCCGGTCCGACTTCGATTTTCAGCTTAAATTTGATGTCTTTCAAAACCGATGTATCAATCGGTACGAACTGCTGCTCCTTGCCGTTGTTTATCTGCATAATCCTTGTCGGGTAATCGGTGTACTTTGACATGAAGAAGTCAAGCCAGATCAAGCCAACATCCTCAACGTACTGATAGAACCTTCTCTTGATAGCGGCAAGCGGGACAACGGCGTTTTTGCTGTTTACTATAATTGCCGATGTGTTGGTCGGGTTAGCTTCTCCAAGTGCTGATTCGTTTGCTCCCGCCATGTCCTTAGTGGTTTGGATGAACCATTGCATAAACTGCATTACAACAGACGGAATCTGTGCAGGTTGCATATAGGCGGCCGCACCACCGACACCACCTGTATCTGTGCCATTGACAGGAATTGCCGTAGTAACATCGTTTGTCCACTGATTTATGCGGGTCTTGTCGTATAGCACCTTCGGATAGCCGTGAATCGTTATCCACAGGGCAAGAATGGCGGCTTGCTTGTTAATCATTATCTGATTCGGAATAAGTGAAGTCGCTTCTGCTTCGCCGTATGCCGAACCTTCGCGCTCGTACCAGTTCATAATGGCTACAGGATAACGGTGCAAACCAGTATCCCATTTCGGACGAACAACCACGCTTTGAGTACATTTCTCGGCAAAGATTTTCCACTCCTGCCCCTTATTGACTTTGATGGTCTGAATAACGGTTTCGCCAGTTACAGGATCAATAACTTCCTGCTGTTCTTCCTCGATAACGTCAACAAGTTCCTTCCACATATGAAGAAGGACGGTGCATTTTCCACTGTCCTCAATTTCGGACTTTGCCATGTCGCCGGTTTCGTTCTTCGTTTCATCGTCAGCCGCAATCAATTCAAGCTGTTCCTTCGTTGCTCCGTTCTTCTTGGCTTCACGGCGAACGTCCTCCACCTGCTGACGGAAGGACAATATTATGTACGGCTGAACAGGCTCATAAGCGTTATTGATCTCCGGCATGTTCGGGTCTCCGGGGAAGAAATTGCTTGCGTTTATCAGTTCACCACAAATATCGCCCTGTTGACCGTCGCCAGCGTCTATTTTGTCATACCAATACCAGTACGACACCATAGCCCCGCTTAAAGCCGCCTTATTCAAACCCTTTTCGTTCATGGAATCCATTTTCAGCTTTTCCCACAGGGTCGCTGTGTGTTCTGTGAACAATCTGGCAATTTCTCGGTACATCTGGCTTTGCGGATTGTTGTCGGTATCGCTTATCCAGTCTGCCGTGAACTTCATTTTGAGAAGGTCGGACATGACTTGGGAGCATTTCCAGTCAACAATTCGCTTTGTGACATTGAGGATCGGCGTTGGGTGCTTGTTGGTCTTTATCCCACGCCAATGGTCGCCGGAGTAAAACCGCTCATTCTTGTCTGTCTTGGACAGTAATGATATTTTGCTTTGGTATTCAAGACCTTTCTGATACCTTTGCCATGCTTTGGTCTGTTCTATATCCATATGTTTCACCTCATTTCTGAGCAATAAACTTGCATTCAGACACTCCTTTCAGGTGTTCACTCGACCGCATCCGGGTCATACTCCATAATGGCTTTTACGCCTTCTTGAAACTCTCGTTCTTTCTTCTCAAGTTCCTTGTTTTCCTTTATCTCTTGGATGGCTTTAATCGGGCTTTTAAGGGGTTCTATTTCCTTGCCCTTAGAAGCATTCATGCCCAACCGCAAACCCTCTCTAAAGCCAAAATAAAGGCATAAAAAAAGCACTATTGCTATGATAGTGCTGGTGATTGCTATTTCCATTTCCTTATCCTCCAAATCCTAAATAATCTTCTGTCACTTCACCGCCGAAGTAGTTTTCATCATCATTCTGCGGTTTCTCAAAGTTGAAGTTATAATGCGGTTCGGGTTCCGGCAAGTTTGCGGCCATAAAATAAAGCCAGTTCAATGCCTGGCTTCCTGCGTCAACTTCATCGTCTTTTTGTACTTTCTTTTCGGGTCTGAAAGCAGCGTACTGTTCGATGATATCAGCCGCCCATTCGCATTTGACGAATACACCCGGCGATACCTCGATTTTGTCAGGTATGTATACGTTACCGGCCTCCCATAATGGCAGTACGGCGTTAAGGCGTTCGGCCTTGCTCTTTGTCGCCTTGATGGGAATCAAGCCGCTTACCTTGTCTCGCATGATGCGAATGACCGCTGGACCGTTGGCTTTGTCCTCGATAAGCTTTGCAATTGCATCAGGGTGCTTGCTGTTCCACTCATTGATATTGTCCATCGTTTTGACAATATCCATTCTGCCGCCTTTGTGGTCGATCAGGAAGTAATTAGCCCCTGATTTCGCCCAAACATGGCCGGCAACAGGATCAGTTCCGTCCGTATCCTTGAAAGAACAGTCCCACGATTGCACCTTTAAAGGCCAATATCCAGGTCGCTGCATTTCAAGTGTAAGAGTAAACCGTTTCCACCATTCACGCTTGACCATATTGCCTTCTTTAGATGTCGGCCTTTGCTGATACAAGGCGTTCCATGCTCTCAAGCCACCCTCCATAGGGTCGTTCTCATATGATTGCTTTTTGCTTAACAACCAGTCAATGTCTTTCCCTGCTTCGGGCAGTAACGCCTCTCCGGCTTTCCTGCCAATTTCAGGCTCATCTTCTTCGGCAATGGCGGGGAAACGGATCTCGAACCATTTGTCTGGTTCGGTTTGGAGCAGATATCCAATCAGATCATCCTCGTTCCAGCGGGTATGTACGATAACAAACTTGCATTTTGCCGAGGAACGGGTGCGGATCGTATTCAGCCATTCATCAATGACAAATTTCTGATACGTTGCGCTGTCTGCGTCCTGCCTGTTTTTGTACGGGTCGTCAACGAGGATAAGGTCGCCGGGGTTACCGGTAATAGCACCGCCTATACCTCGGCTTATCATACCGCCGTTGTACTTGTCGATTTCAAATTCTAAAGCTGATGATGAATACTTGGAAAGTTCAATGCCGAACAGTTCTTTACCAAATTCCTCGATCTTCTGCTTGTTGCGGCGACCGAACTTAACCGCCAAATCCTCGCCGTAAGCTATGCTGATAACGTGCTTTGACGGGTTTTTGCCCAAGAAATAGCTTGGCAAAGTTTCGGTCAAGCAAGTTGACTTTCCATGCTGCGGTGGAATCGAAACAGTCACGCCCTCATATGGCTTGCCCTGTTCGTTCAAAAGCTCATTGTTTAGCAGTTTATCAACACAATCGCATATGTATTCCTGGAATTTTGCCAGTTTGAATGTCTTGTCGTAAGCATGGGTATATCGGACATAATCAGCATACCGTTTTGTTGCCTTTATTTTCAGTATTTCGTTGTCAAGCTTCGTAAGTTCTGCCAATAGCTTTAAACGGCGTTGTTCTTTTTGGCTCTTATTCACGGCAATCACCGCTTTTTCTGTTTGAAATATTCTATCTCGGACAGCCGTTTTTCGGCTTCTTTCTTGGTCAGGTTCGGCTTTGAAAGTGGTTTACCCTTCTCAGATACAACCTGATAGCCTTTTGAAGTTTTCTTAATCATAAAAACACTCCTTTTTTATTTACGCTCTCGCCCCACCCCTGCGAAACACATGAGCGTTTCCCCGTCTCGGCAGGAGGAAACCGAGACAACCAAATGATTTATAGTGATGCTATGCAAATATTTTTATCGTCTATGTAGTAATCAGCCGATATTTTCCGGCTGTCTCCACCATACTCAGCTATCCTCTCAGGCAGATTTTCATTAACTGCATCAAATATAAGCCCGTGCTGTTTGCTCCATTCAACGGCCTGTTTCAAATATTCGCCCGTGCGACAAGTCCAGAGTATCAGCTTATGTCCTTCGGCTTGTTTTCGCAGACAGAAATCAATCACGTTCTGTTTTGCTTGTCCAATATCCGGATAAGCTATCTCACATAGAGTACCATCAAAGTCCACTGCATATATCATGTTTTGTCCTCCGTAAAGGGAAGATCGATAAGTTCGGGTTTGTTCTCATGTGTCCATATTGCACCTAACATATTCCAAACAAATGCCCTGTCGTGCGGCTCGTCCGTGTCGCCACGCCTGAATTTCAGGTAATGGCGAACACCACTGTCAATAAAACAATGAACCGGGATTCCTTTTTCCCAATTACGTTCGTCATATTTTTTAGCACCTTCTTCATATTGAATTGATGCTTCGAGAAATGTTGTATACATATTTTTATAAGTCTGTGTTACAAATTCTGTTAATGCGTTCCATAAATATGCTAAACTACCTTTTCTGATATATAGCTCAATGTTAATTAAAACAGGATCGTTTAATGCACTTCCGATTATTCCTAAAGGTAATAAATCACAACGCCCTTTGCCCTCTGCAATATCCCGGACAGCACCGGTTTTGAATTCTCTGCGTGCGCCAGAATCTTTCAATTCAGCCATGTTGTTCCCTCCTTAAATTACAGCTTCAAAGTATTTTTCTTTTCCGTATAAAGTAATTGGGGTCTTGCCCCTGGATGCAGGCCTGAGCATTTTCCTGAACGCGTACCCTCCATATTCCTGCCACGGTGCGGCTATAACCCAAAGCGTGTCACGTTGCGTAACGTAGTTGTTGTGTGGGTCTATGCACAGTCTTGACGGTCTGCCAGCCAGCTTCTTGTGAACGTGACCCATTATCATAATGTCAATGCCTTCGACGGAATATAGGAAGTCCTCAATTTTGTTGACAGCACCGCCGGATTTAGCACCGCCACCGTTACCGTGAATACAGCAAAGCGTATATGTAGCCTTCTTTCCGTTATTTGTCTTTCTTCCGAATGACACTTTCAAAAATGCTCCGTCCGGTTTATATAAATCGTCAAGCTCAAGTGCAATAGCTATGTCCTCCAACGGGTGATTGTCAACGTCTTTTGTACTGCGCCACTCATGGTTTCCGGGAACGATGCAGAGGATCCTGTCTTTTACGCACCGCAACTCATGGATAAGCCATTTCTTTTGTTCCTGCGGGTTCATCGTTTCCTCGTATACGTTGGATACGCTCGATTTAATCGCATTGTTCATTAAGTCGCCTTGAATAGTTATGAATCTGTTAGGCTTGTCCAGTATGTGCCGTATGAATTTATGAAATAAAGGAATGTCAGTCTTTTTGTCGCCTATATGTAAGTCCACAAGTGGGTATATTTCCAATGTCTCAAAGTCACTGGATAGATCATGTACGATAAGTTTCTCAGGCAAATTGTTCACCGCCTTGACTATTTTCTTTTGATTTTTTGGCTCGTCCCTTCTTTATAAAGTCTCTTGACAGCTTGTAACCGTCCTTGTCGTGGGAGAGAATGCCGTATTCTTTCAGTTTGTTCACAATCTCAGCCGTTTTAGCCCTGCTCTTACCGAATATGTCTATGAAGTCCTCAAACCGTAACGGCTTTTTCTTGCGTTTATACTTCAATAATCCGGTGTGCCATGAAGTTTTGCTGAGAAGCGGCCATAAGTAACCTAATATCTCATAATCAGGTTTTTTCTCGTTGATGAACTTATCTAAGTCTCGTTCAACTACCATGTAATACGATGGCTTACCGCCGGTCCTACTTTTGCTTCTGTCTGCGTCAGGCGGTTTGCGTTCAAATTCGTACCACAGTTTGCCGATCTCAATGTCGCCGACTTTAAGGATTAATTGAATCCCTTTATCGTTTTTGAAGCCCTTAACAATA